ATATTGGAGACAAAAACGTGGAATGCCTGACTGGTACAAAAAGAAATACGGTCATATTAAAGAAGAATCATTAGATGAAATGGATAAATCAGCACCACAACCAGGTCGTGATGGCAAAATAAGTCATAGCACTTATGGTTCGAGAGATAAAGGTGATGATTTTAAAGGTAAGCAACTTCTTGCCAAGCAGATTACTGTAAAGAAGATGGAAAAAGACGCACTTGATATTCTCAAAAAGCAAGGTGTGACGGAAGAAATAGAACAGATTGATGAAGTAGCAGCATGGCAACGTAAAGAAGGCAAGTCTGAGTCTGGTGGTTTAAATCGTAAAGGTATCGAATCTTATCGCCGTGAGAACCCAGGTTCAAAACTTTCGATGGCAGTCACTACAAAGCCAAGCAAATTAAAACCAGGATCAAAAGCTGCAAATCGTCGTAAGTCATTCTGTGCTCGGATGGGTGGAATGAAGAAGCGTTTAACTTCTGCGAAGACTGCAAATGATCCAGATTCGCGTATCAACAAAGCATTAAGAAAGTGGAATTGCTAAAACATGGCACAGTTTAGAACCGACAAACACAAGATCGATTCTGGGCAAGTAACAACTCGCTATGAGGTGTTTATGCTCTCGGATCGTCTTACGCCATCAGGTACAACAACGGATGCATTTGGTCGGATTCGTATATCGCAACCAGTTACATTATTTGATAGTTCTCATCGTTTTAGTGATAATGGTCTTTGGGCAACTTCAAATACCGCAAGCAATAGTTCTTATTCTTTTGTGCAAAATCAAAGTACAATTGATATGCAAGTCGGAACAACCTTGAATGCTGAAGTTATTCGTGAAACTACAAAAGTATTTTCATATCAGCCAGGTAAATCATTACTTATCATGAGCACATTTGCGATGAATGAACCGAAAGCAAATGTTCGTCAAAGAGTGGGTTATTTCGGTGCAAGTAATGGAATATTTTTAGAAAATGATGGGACAACAAATTATTTTGTATTGAGGTCAAACACAACAAACACCATTGTAGAGACAAGAGTTCCTCAATCAGAATGGAATGTTGATAAATTTGATGGAACTGGTTACTCATCACAAACAATAGGTTCTGAACACATTAATGGATTAGATGTAAGTAAAACAAACATTCTTTGGATGGATGTTGAGTGGCTTGGTGTTGGTGACGTTCGTTGTGGATTTGTTGTTGATGGTCGAATGGTACCAGCACATATTTTTCATAATGATAATATAAACTTAACGCCATACATGACAACTGCGTCTTTGCCTTTGCGATATGAAATAAAAAATACTGGAGTTACAACAAGTAATTCGACACTCAAACAAATTTGTTCGACCGTTATTTCAGAAGGTGGTTATGAATTATTTGGAACACAACAAGCAATTCAAACCCCTGTTGATAGTCCAATTGACTTAACAACTGCTGGAACGTACTATAATTTAATATCATTAAGATTGAAAACAAATCCAAATAGATTAGATGCAATTGTTATTATTACTGCATTATCATTATTAGCTATAACAAACAATTCATACTATAACTGGCAACTCAGAGCAAATGGCACAACAACTGGTGGTTCATGGATAAGTGCAGGAGATAATTCGGCGGTAGAATATAAATTAGGTGCTGCAACGATTTCCGGCGGAAGAATACTAGCATCAGGCTTTACAACTTCTACCACACAAAGCTCTGTTCCTGTTGATATTTTAAAGGAAGCACTATTCAAGTTTCAGCTAGAAAGAAATGGATTAACTAATACACCTTTTGAACTTACATTGTGTGCCTCAGCATCATTTGCAGGTTCAGATATATTCGCATCTATAGATTGGGAAGAAATTACTAGATAAACAATAAAAGGGGAAACCATGTATAACGATAAGACTCTCAAGTCAGTAGCAGAAGCAGTAAAGAAAGTTATGGAAGCAGAACTTTCTGCAAAACAGAAAGCAATTGCTAAGATTGAACATCCAAAACATAAGATCGATGCTGGTGATCTTGCAGCCCTTCGCGCAGGCAAAAAGCCTGTTAAAGAAGGCTGGGATGATATGATCAAAGCAGCAAAAGAGAAAAAAGGACCACAACCAAGTGGCGGCGCAGGCAAGAAAGCTGGTCATAGCTACGGCGGCGGAAAACAGAAAGATGATGATAAACCAGTTAAAGAAGAAGCATCACAAGAAGAATTTACTGCTGAAATTAAAAAAGCACAGGCTAAATCTCAGGGTAAAGAAAAAGCTGATGTAGCAAAACCAAAAGTTGTTGCAGTCAAACAAGAATCAGTTGAACAGGTCAATGAACGTGAATTGAGTGAGCCAGAAGCTAAAGAAAAAGAAAGACTTGTTAAGTCTATGAAAAAGAATTTAGCAGGCTTCAAAGAGCGTTATGGTGAACGCGCTAAATCCGTAATGTATGCAACTGCTACTGCTAGAGCGAAGGAAAATAAGTAATGAAAAAGTTCACCATTTTTCAAGAGGATTTGAGAAATTGGTTCAACCCCAGCCATCCAAAAGGTGGCTGGAAAAGACTCAATAGCAAGGGAGAAGTTGTAGGTCCTTGTGCAAGAGAACCTGGTGAACCAAAACCAAAATGTATGTCGAATGCTCAGAGAGCAGCATTGTCTAAGAAAGAAAGAGCCTCTGCTGTAAGAAGAAAGAGAGCACAAGACCCAAATCCTGAGAGAAAGGGTGAACCAATCAACGTCAAAAGTAAGGTAGACGAAGCCATGGAAATTTTAAACGAAAAAAATAAACCAACAAATCCAGAACTCTGGTCCAGAGCAGTCTCACTCGCAAGACAAAAGTTTGATGTATACCCTTCAGCATATGCAAATGGATGGGCTGCTAAGTGGTATAAGTCAAAGGGTGGCGGCTGGAGATCAGTAAGCGAAGGTAAAGAAGAACAGGAATATGATTATGAAGGCGATATGGCTATGTCTGATCTTCGCAGTATTATACATAACGCACAACAACTTCATGATATGTTGGAACCAAACACCAATTTGCCTGAATGGTGTCAATCGAAAATCACACTCGCGGAAGATTATCTTTCAACTGTAGCTAATTATATGCGCGGTGAAATGAATGAAGAAGTAGAAATACAAGAAAACTTAATGGTTTCGCCAATGAAACCTTCAAGTCAATCGGAACGAAATAAACAATTACAAATAAAAAATAAACACCAAATTGATCTGGAAAAAGAAAGAAATGTAGAACGTGAAAGAGAACATAAAAGAAATATGGAACGTCAAAAATATCGTGATGAATATATCAGCAAAAAGGTTAAAGAAGAAGTCGAACAACTTGATGAAATGCCTGGTGCAAATATGGACACTAGAGCAGTTCATTCTCATCTTAAGAAAAGAGGTTGGAAATTAAGTCGTTCATCAGGCAGTCATGATGTTTATACTCACGATAAAGCAGAGCATCACATTGCAGTGCCACGACATAAACAGTTGAAAGCACCTCTTGTCAAAGGTATTCTCAAGCAGGCTGAAGTTAATGAAGAAGTAATTAATGAAATCAGCGCAGAAACGAAAAAGTCTTACATAGAGAAAGCGAAGACTGCTGTCAAAGAGTTAGAACCACATGCTAAGAAAGGTGAGTATAAAGACTTAGCTAAAAATTTAATTGCAAGACGTAAAAAAGGAATCGCTATGGCATCTGAACAAGCTACATCTTCTGGTGCACATGAGGGTAGATTTATATCTGGAGAACCAAAGAAGCCATTTAAAAATCCAACAATAGTTACGTCACAAAAGGTTACAGAAGGTACAGCATCAAAACTTGGTCAACCTAGCGATGAAGTTCCTTTTACGGGTGCAATAAAACCAAGAACACAGAAAGTTGTTGTTGATAAATCTGGCGCGCAGCATGGTCCTATGTCTAGAGTTAAACATCTCGCAAAAATGGCTGCAAGAAAGCAAGCGGGTATGAAAACTGAAGAGATGGAACCAGATGATTCTGCTGAAAAAACAAACACACCAGCTAAAAGAAGTTTATCTAAAACTGCTGGTATGGTGAAAGATTTAGCAGACAAAGCAAAAAAGAAAGGAAAAGATAAACCTGAAGCCTTTCAGCCTGAGCCAGAACTTTCATCACAAATAGTAAAAGTTTAAAACAATAAATACAATAATAACAAGGAGACTCTAAATGTCACTATGGGCAAAATCAGATTCCGCTAATGCAGCACCAAAACATGCTGGTGTTGCTGCGGTTAATAATGCAAGTGGAAGCGACCTTTTCGGTAATACGCAGATCGCCGCTTTCAATACTGGGCTTAATCAAGCTGTCGGTATTTTCGGTGTAGATACAGCCGAACAGGCAGTTGTCAGCAACCCACGCGGAGCTCACTCTGGTTGGGTCGTTGTTAAACAAGGAACTGGTCCCGTTGTTTCTATTACTGCAAATACAAATTCTTATTCGCCAGATGGAAATGTTTATCTAACTTTCTCGGGCGGTGGCACTGGAGCAGTAGCAGCAAATGCACAAATTGTTACTAATGGTTCAAATGCAATCACTGGAGTAACTGTGCATAGCGGAGGAAAATATCTTGTTGCCCCAACAGCAACCGCAGTAAATGCAAACGTTTCTTTCACTATTACAATGGGTGGTCGTGCTGGTCGCAGACATACAGAAACACTTGTTGCTACAGGAACAATAGGTACACAAGGTGTTGTTGATGCTGCTGATGATTCGACTTTCGCTGATAGCTAATGAACTTTAAGCAATTTTTAAAAGAAGAGATTGAATCGGGACCAATGCAAGAAATTGGTCCTGATATCAAAGAAAAGATTAACATCATGTTTATGTTGGAGCTAGAAGAACCACTTCTAACTCCACAAGCAGGGTTTGTTAAGATACGAAAAGTTTTAGAACTTAATTCGATTGATATGCCTGAAGTCTATGATCTAGACAATGAAGGAGATGAGACAGTAATAGAGTTAGATGATGAGAATTTTTTATATGTTCTCTATTATCTAACAGATGAAGGATATTTTGATTTCTATGCCGAAGTGACAGATGAAAATAGTATTCAAGACTTATTAGATTCGGGCACCGAGGAGGAAGAACAAGAGTAAAGCATGTCTTTTGATGATCTGAACAGTGAGAATTATTTAATTTATGCTATGAAGGCTTACGATAGGCCCAACTGTATAATGAGTGAGTTCAAAGAAGACATGAAGCGATTCAACTATTTGAAAAGGTTGTTTCGTAGATATAGAAAACTAGGTGAATTGAGAGAAAGACTTGTAATTAATCATATAATCGTACTTTATAATGTTTTTGGTGTGGAAGCAGCAACAAGACTTCTATTTTTTAAAATGGTAAAAGATGATTATGCTTCTCTTAAAACGTATTTGTTATTTCTTAACTACATGCCAAATATGGTGAAAGGCGTAAAGGGAAGCGATATAATCTCCTCTGATATAGAAGTTGATATGGTAATAGCAGAAGTGTTAAGAAAAATAAAATAGGCAAAATATGTCAAAATTGCTTGAGCAATGGTCTAAAAAATATAAAAAAAGTATAGACTGTAATAATCCAAAAGGATTTTCACAGAAGGCTCATTGCGCTGGTCGTAAAGCAAGACAATCTGGTCGAGACACTAAATCAGAACCGATTAGTGAAGATAACGGTGCAGCTCCAACAAATGCAGTAGGCGGAGGACATATCGCTGGCATTGGTGTACCAAATCCTTCTTTATCCAATCAAGCAGAACCGGGAATACAAAAAAAACGCAAAAAATTTGCGGGATCTACAGTGTTTACAGTGCCGACAAAAAACTTTGTAATGGCAAAAATGTTGAAACGTAAATATGCTCGCTTTGAATCATATCTTGGTGATCCAGTAATTGCAAAAGAAATATCAGAATTTGCAAAGAAAAACTGGAAAGAAGGCATTGTACTTGAAGATGAACAAACAGGTGCAATGGTTTACCTAAGATATGGTCGAGGCAACTAATGTGGATTTTAGAGTGGTTACCTAACTGGATATTCTATGCAATTCTATTGCTCGGTGTAATAGGATTCGCAGTCACATATCTTCTCAAATTCGTACCAATTCCAGCATTATACGTCTATAAGACACCAATACAAATAGTATCGGTAGTCTTCATGGTCATTGGCGTTTACATGGCCGGGTCAATTGCAAACAACGAAGCATGGGAAGCAAAAGTAAAAGAAGTCGAAGCTAAACTTGCTGAAGCTGAAGCTCAAGGCGCAAAAGAAACTGTCAAGATAGTTGAAAAAGTTGTCGTACAAGAAAAAATTGTTCGCCAAAGAGGACAAGATATTGTAAAGGTCGTAGAGAAAGAAGTTGTCAAGTATGATAACAAATGTGAAATTCCTCCCCCTTTCATCGAAGTTCATAATCAAGCAGCAGAGAAAGTAAAATGAAATTTGCAATCATTTTTTCAGCATTATTTCTCGTTGGGTGTGCATCGAAGCCAGTGCCAGTCAAAATAAAATTTCCTGAAGCACCTGAAGTTTTATTACAGCCTTGCCCAGATTTAAAAAAACTAGAAAAAGACGTTAAGTTAAGTGATGTTGCAAAAACAATCACAGAAAATTATACACTTTATCATGAGTGTTCGATTAAAAATCAAGCATGGGGTGAATGGTACAAAGCACATAAAAAAATATTTGAGGAATCAATGAAATGACTGAATTAACAAAAGAACAGTTAAAGCAGATGTTGCCTAAGAACCCTTATATTGACTATTGGCACAATGCACTTGCACAGTTGCTTCCCGATTATGAAATTAATACTGGCAAAAGAATCGCAGCATTTGTTGCTCAGTGTGCTCATGAATCTGGCAACTTCATGGTTTTGCAAGAAAATCTAAATTATAGAGCACAATCTTTAAGAAAGTTATTTCCCAAATACTTTCCAGATGATGCAATCGCTCAAGACTATGCAAGTCGACCTAACAAACAAGAGGCTATAGCAAATCGTATCTATGCAAGTCGCATGGGTAATGGACCAGAAGAGTCTGGTGACGGATGGAAATTTCGTGGGCGCGGGCTAATACAACTTACTGGTCGCCACAACTATACATGGTTTGCAGCATCATTAGAAATTAGCCCAGAAGAAGCATCGGAGTATCTAACTACATTCGAAGGTGCAGCACAATCTGCTTGCTGGTTCTGGGAAAACAATAAACTGAATCAGTGGGCAGATAAAGGCGATATACTTACACTCACAAAAAGAATTAACGGTGGAACAATCGGGCTTGATGACCGAATCAAACATTATGAACATGCTCTGCATATAATGGGAGAGCATTGATGAAGTATCTGTTGATTTTACTGATGCCATTTTTAGTTGCTTGTCAAGAAAGATATCGTTATCCTTGTCAAGACCCTGATAATTGGGATAAAAAAATGTGTCAAAAACCTTACTGTAGCGCAAACGGAACGTGCCCAGAAGATTTGAGACACTATGAAAGACAGAATACAAATAATCAGAAACAAAATTCATGTTCGGGGAGTTGCAAATGATTAAGGACTTATGGTCAGGACCAAAATACACAGAAGATGAGTTAAATGCGAGATTAAAATTTTTCATTGGCGTGTGCCTTGCAATAACATTGACGGGTATCGTTTTCGTAGTTCTCTTTTCTATCATCTTTGTAACGCAACCCATGAATGGTATTAGCCCCGTTGATAATAAGTTTTTTGAATTGATTATTCCTATTGCAACATTCTTGACTGGAACTTTATCAGGTATCATGCTTGCTGGTAATGACAAAGATTTGAGAGCAAAAGCACTTGAATCTGCAAACAAACCACCTCCACCACCTGCACCAGCGCCTGTTCCAACTCCTACATTAAACATATCTTATGGGCAGAGAACAGAGCCTACAGTATCAATGCCTGCGACAGTAGTTACAGGCTTTGGTGGTAAACCCGCACCACCAGTAGCACATCAACCGGAGATTTAAATGCCACCACTCGTTAGTATATTTCAGTCGAATGTCGGCGATCATGGAATCAGTAGCAAGAGAGTTGTTACTTTCTTAGCATTCTTGTTTTGTAGTATTGCTTTCTTTGCAAACTTATTTTTCGGTTATAAGATAGACACTCATATATTCGATGGCATGATGTATATCGCAGTTGCAGGTCTTGGTGTAACCGTTGCAGAGCGATTTGCTACACCCAAGACTCCCTTGCTCAAATAAATAAACAATACGGAGAAATAAATGAAAGCAATTATTCTTTCTTTTCTGATTGCATTTTCGAGTCTAGCACTTGCAGCGGAAACAAAAAAAGTTTGTGTTGATAAAGTCACAAATGATGGTAAGCCAGTTCTAGATAAAGCGGGTAAGCCAGTTCAAGAATGCAAAGAAATCAAAGTTCACAAAAAACTAGAAGGTACTGAAGTACCTCCTGCGAAAAAATAATGGCTGAACAGGTAGATTTGAAAGTGGACGTGGGAATACTTAAAACGCAGGTATCTTCCCTTACTCAGCTTTGTGATAAAATGGATAAAGTCATCGAAAAGTTATCCGATAATCAAGATAGGTTCGTCAATCAAATTTATAACGACATGGAAAAAAGAAAAGACGATACGGTAAATGATATCAAAGAGATGCATTCTCGCATCACAACAGTTGACAGAAACCTATCAGATAAGATAGAATTAACTGAACGCAGAATCATGGAAGAGATCAAATCTCTTCGCACTCATATAGATCAACACAACAACAAAGAAAATAGCGAACTCAAAAAGCTATCTCAGTGGAAGTGGATGGTGGCTGGTGGGGTAATAGTTTTGGCTTGGGTAATATCCAATGTTAACCTGGATATCATATCAAAACTATTTAAATAAATCATGAATTACTATATAATGCTTCATTATGAGTTTATCAACAGACCTAAAGTATACCCTTCTTATATCTCCTCGCTTTGAAAGATTTCAGAGAAAGTCTGATTATCTTTTCAATGTGAGATGCCCGTTTTGTGGCGACTCTCAAAAGAACAAAACCAAGATGCGGGGCTATATTTACCGCAAAGGTAATGATTTGTTCTATAAATGTCACAACTGCGGTATCGGAACGAATGTCGGCAATCTAATTAAACAAGTAGATTCAAACATTCATAAAGAATATGTTCTCGAAAGGTATAAATCTGGAGAGATTAATACCCCGAATACGAAGACTCAGCTATTCAATATCAAACCTGTTCGATTTGGAAAAATTGAAACCCCTACATATGAAACTGCTGAAAGATGTGATTTACTTCCAGATGCTCACTTCTGTAAAATATATCTGAATCGAAGAAAGATTCCGCAGAAATATTTTAGTAAATTATACTTCACTGCAAATTATAAGAAGTTTTGTGATGAGGTTTACCCAAATCATGAAAAAGATATTGTATCAGATGCTCGACTGGTTATCCCGTATTTTGATGAATATGGTTCTCTTATTGGCATTTCTGGTCGTGCTTTGGTGGTTTCTGATGAAAAGCTACGATATGTAACAATTAGAACAAATGAGAGTCAAGATAAATTAATCTATGGTCGTGATCGTGTTGATATAACAAAACCAGTGAAAATTGTTGAGGGTCCTCTCGACTCTCTGTTTCTTAATAATGCAGTAGCATCTGGGGATTCAAGTTTACAAATTGCTGCAAAAAATATTTCATCACCGGAAAAAATACTTGTCTTTGATAATGAGCCAAGAAATAAAGAAATTGTGAAGCTCATGGAAAAAGCAATTAAATCAATGAATTATGTGGTAATCTGGCCAGATTCTATCAAAGAGAAAGATATAAATGAGATGGTAATGTCTGGCATTTCTCCAGATGAAATTGAAGAGATTATAAGTAATAACACATTTTACGGGCTGCAAGCACAAACGAAATTCGTTTTTTGGAAGAAAATATAATGAAAGTGAAATTGATTAGTTCGAGCAAACCTTCAAGAGAACTACAAACTGAAGGTCTTTATGATGCACAAGAATTGATTGCTTTTTGTGCGAGAGTATCAAATCCAAGCAATCAGTTTAATACTGAAACTGCTGATAAATTGATTCGTTATTTAATTAAACATAAACATTGGAGCCCATTGGAGATGGTCTCCGCATGTCTCGAAATTGAAACAACTAGAGATATCGCAAGACAGATTCTCCGTCATCGTTCTTTTAGTTTTCAAGAGTTTAGTCAGAGATATGCTGATCCAACTAAAGATTTGAATTTTGTTTTGCGTGAAGCCCGATTGCAAGATAATAAGAATCGACAAAATAGTTATGAGATGGATCTGCAAAATGATGAACAAAGACAAATTGCATATCAATGGCAACAAATGCAAACCCGTGTAATGGTCGAAGCACAAAATGCATATGAGTGGGCAATTAGTAAGGGGATTGCAAAAGAACAGGCGCGAGCAGTATTGCCAGAAGGCTTAACTGTTTCTCGTCTTTATATGAATGGTACACTTAGATCATGGGTTCATTTCATAGAGTTAAGAAGCGGTAACGGAACACAAAAAGAACACCGAGAAATTGCTAGAGAATGCGCCAAAGTAGTCACGGAAGTGTTTCCTATGGCTGGCGATTTCATCGCACAAGAATAAAAATAAACTGGAGTAAAAATGAAGGATATCGTTAACGGTATACGGGTAGACTATTCTCGTGATAATCTATTCGATGAATTAGGTAAGAAAAGATTAAAAGAAAGTTATATGCGAGATGAGGAAGTCTCGCCACAAGAAAGGTTTGCATATGTCTCAAAAGCATTCTCTTCCTCGCCGGAACATGCTCAAAGGTTATATGAGTACAGCAGTAAGCATTGGCTCAGTTATTCTACTCCCATTCTTTCTTTTGGGCGTAGTCGCCGTGGCTTGCCTATATCATGTTTTCTACCCTATTTGCATGATAGTGCAGAAGGTTTGGTCGATTGTCTCTCGGAGGTAAATTGGCTCTCAATGTTAGGAGGAGGGATAGGAATTGGAATTGGTATTCGCTCTGCTGATGATAAGTCTACTGGGATTATGCCTCATCTTCGTACCTATGATGCTAGTTCTCTGGCTTATCGTCAAGGCCGCACTCGTCGTGGCTCTTATGCTGCTTATCTTGATATTTCTCATCCCGATATTCTTCTTTTTCTAGAGATGAGAAAGCCGACGGGCGACCCTAATATGCGAGCATTGAATTTGCATCATGGTATTAATATCACTGATGACTTTATGACTCTCATTGAAAAGTCTATGCTTGATCCTAACTTCGATGATTCATGGAACTTGATTGACCCGAATGATGGTCAGATTCGTGATACTGTTCCTGCTCGTGAACTGTGGCAAAGAATTCTCGAAACTCGCATGCTGACGGGTGAGCCATACATTCACTTCATTGATACTAGCAATCGTGCAATGCCTGAGTTTCAAAAGAAACTCGGTCTGAGTATCAAGCAATCAAATCTTTGTAGTGAAATTATTCTACCCACTGATAAAGAACGAACAGCGGTTTGCTGCTTGTCTTCAGTTAATTTGGAGTATTACGATGAGTGGAAAGATGACAAACTTTTTTTACGTGATACTGCCGAAATGCTTGATAATGTTTTGCAGTATTTTATTGAAAATGCTCCTGATACTATTGCTCGTGCCAAGTATTCTGCTTCTCGTGAGCGTAGCATTGGTATCGGAGCTCTTGGATTTCATGCGTACTTACAGCGAAAAAATGTAGCATTTGAAGGCGCAATGGCCAAATCTTTAAATAACAAAATTTTCAAAAACATTCGGAGTAAATTAGATGACGCGAATCTTGAACTGGGTACAGAAAGAGGTGAAGCCCCTGATTGCGCTGGCACTGGGCGTCGCTTTGCCCATGTCATGGCTATTGCACCTAATGCTTCCTCCAGTATTATTATGGGCAACACTAGCCCCTCTGTGGAGCCTTATCGTGCTAATGCATATCGCCAAGACACGCTCTCAGGAGCACACTTAAACAAAAACAAATATCTCGATGTTATCATTCAAAAACATGCAGAGATTCATTCTGAAGGTTGGGCAGATGAAGTCTGGCGCAGCATTATTGCAAACGATGGCTCTGTGCAACATTTCGAATGGCTAGATGATCATACAAGAGAAGTCTTTAAAACATCTATGGAAATTGATCAGCGTTGGCTTATCGAACATGCAGCAGATCGCCAACAATATATCGATCAAGCACAAAGTTTGAATCTATTCTTTAGACCAGATGTGAACGTGAAGTATCTTCATGCATGTCATTTCTTAGCATGGAAAAAAGGCTTGAAGACGTTGTATTATTGTCGTAGTGAGAAACTCGCAAAAGCAGATAAAGTATCGAAGAAGATTGAAAGAGAAGTTATTAAAGAACTTGATATGACTGCAATTGCACAAGGCGACGAATGCCTAGCATGTCAATAAAGAGGTTTTAAATGTTAGAAACTATTTCAGAAATTTTTCGTGAAGCATACAACCGTAATTGGATTACCGCGAGAGACGGTAATGCAAGTGTTCGTTGGCAAGATCGAGATCACTTCTATGTAACACCGAGTGGCGTAAGAAAACAAAATCTTCAGCCGGAGATGTTTAAAAAAATAGGATTTTCCAAGGTTAACGATAATTGGTTAGATTTTCGATATACTGATATTAGTGCCAATCTAAAACCAAGTGGTGAATTGCCGATGCACTTGCAACTACAACGAAAGATTAATACCGAAGTAAGGGTTGTATTACACTTGCATCCAACGTATACTGTTGCTGCTATGTACAAACAAATTGATTTGACTAATTTGATGCAAGAGTTTCCAGAACTGAGTCGGTATACAAATGTTGCGCCAAGTGTTCCTTTACTGCCACCAATTACACAAGAACTTGCTGATGCATGTGTGAAACATATCGGTTATGATGAAGAAACGGGTAATATCAAATATAATATCGTTGGTATGGATCGTCATGGCGTGATTGCTGTCGATACTAGCCCATGGAGAGCATTCGAACATATCGAACGCCTTGAACATATCTGTAAAATTGTTTTAAGTTAAGGATAAAAATGAAAAAGATTTTAAGATTCACCGCATCTTGGTGTCAGCCATGTAAAGCTATGGCAAAGAATTTAGAAGTTGCAAATTTAGATATTCCCATTGAAGTGATTGATATTGATGCTCATGATGATGTTGCAATCGAATATACGATTCGCTCTGTTCCCACTCTTGTCTTGAAAGATGGTGAGACAGAGAAAAGACTTATCGGATTACATTCAGTAGATAAAATTAAAGAATGGGCAAATAGCTAATGGCACACATGGTCGCTAATTTACCACCAATTCATTGTTATATAAGAAGAGAATTTTTATATGATTTTGAAAAAGGATTTAATGAATATGAACCATGTATTTGGGTGAGTATTAAGTCTATTCGTGGACAAGCATTTCGTATAGAATCATACTTACCAAACTATGGTGCTCTATATGATAAATTGCCCTTGCATGCTTATGTTTCGAGAAATAAAGATTTAGATATAGATTCTTTTTTACCGCTCGATACCTTGCAAATATGGGACTGTTTCAGTTATGATATTACAGTTATAAAAAAATCTTTTTTAGGAAATTTATCAGCAAAATTTTACGGCAAAGACAAAAACTGGCATCATGGCGAGTATTTGTTTACAGTTGATAATAGTGCGCCAGATTCAAATGTTTTGGATACAACTTATGCAGAATGGCCTGAAGATCATAAATCATTTAATTTTATCATGTTAAAGAATGGTCAGTTTGCAGCACAACCAAATAATCGAACTATTTTTTTAGATGCGGCATCGAATCCGAATGTGATGAAGTTTCCTGATTTTCGTGTATGTACAAAGTTATATAGAGTCGAAACTAATCCTAAATGGGCTCTCGGAGATACAAACACAGTAATGTACGAACATAAAAAATAATTAAAACTAACTAATAAACAAGGAGAATTCATGTACATTTACAGATGTAGAATCAATAAAGTGGTTGATGGAGATACTGTCGAGATTGATTTGGATTTAGGTTTCAATATTATTTTAGCTAATCAAAAAGTCAGAATGGCTGGAATTGATACACCAGAGTCGAGAACTTCAAATGCAGAAGAAAAAGAGAGAGGTATACTTTCAAAGAAAAAACTAGCAGAAAAATTACCAGTAGGAAGTTGGCAAAAAATTCAAACAATGAAAACAGATTCGAATGATGATAAATTTGGTCGTATTCTCGGTGTATTCATCATGGAAGATGGAATGAGCCTAAATCAGTGGCTTATTGATAATAATTATGCAGTTTTGTACCAAGGAGAAAATAAAGAATTGGTTCAAGAGGGGCATCAATACAATAAGAAAAAATTAATCGAACGCGGAGAACTAAAGGGATGATTAAGAAAACAAAAACAAATCTTATCGAAGAAAGAAGTTATTTCAAGCCATTTAATTATCCATGGGCATTTGAAGCGTGGCTAAAACATGAACAATCTCACTGGTTACACACCGAAGTTCCAATGCTCGAAGATGTTAAAGATTGGAAAAATAGACTTACAAATGAAGAGAAACAATTTCTCACACATATCTTTCGCTTTTTTACTCAGGGAGATATCGATGTTGCTGGTGGTTACGTCCGTAATTACTTGCCTTATTTTCCTCAGCCTGAAGTACGCATGATGCTATCTGGCTTCGCTGCTCGTGAAGCCCTACATATTGCAGCGTATAGTCATTTAATTGAAACTCTCGGTCTGCCAGAAACTACGTATAATCAGTTTCTTGAATATCAAGAGATGAAAGATAAACATGATTATGTGCTAGATATATCGAGTAAGAATGGTGATATCGCATCAACTGCGACGCATATCGCAGTATTCTCTGCATTTACTGAGGGGATGCAACTATTCAGTTCGTTTATCATGTTGCTAAATTTCCCGCGACATGGTAAAATGAAAGGTATGGGTCAAATTATTACATGGTCGATTGTCGATGAAACGATTCATGCAGAATCAATGATTAAACTGTTTAGAACATATGTCGAAGAAAATAGAGAAATTTGGAACGATGATCTCAAATCTAAAATCTACACTATTGCAACAAGAATGGTTGAACTCGAAGATAAGTTTATTGATTTGGCATTTAGCATGGGCGGTATGCCTGATCTATCTGCTGATGACGTTAAACAGTATATTCGTTATATTGCTGATCGTCGCCTTATTAGTCTTGGTCTCAAGGGTATAATGAAAGTGAAAAAGAACCCTCTACCTTGGGTAGAGGAAATGATTAACGCTCCTACGCATACGAATTTCTTTGAGAATCGTGCTACTGATTATGCAAAAGGTGCACTCTCTGGTTCATGGGATGATGTTTGGGGCAAAGCTGCTTAATTTTAAAGGATAAATTATGAAAAATATTAAACTCGCTCTTTTGGTATTGCTTTTTGTTGGCTTAATTATTGTAGCTCCATTTGTAACGATTTGGTCTTTGAATACATTATTTGCTCTTGATATAGCATACACGCTTACAACATGGCTTGCTATTTTTTGGTTAAGCTCAATTACATTTGGTAATGTCGTAAATACAATCAGGAATCAAAAATGAGTTATGATACTGACTTATACTCTGAAGTCGTAACTGCTCTCGTAAAGCATTCAAATCGAGAGCCAGGATTTCTAGAGATTGGTGAAGATATCTCAGCCATTTCAGGCATCAAAGTTATCTTTGATGGCTATGGCTATGATGAAGAAACTGATGAAGAAGGCGCAGATGTAAATCTAGAAACATATGCAGTATTCATTCATCGAAACAGTTTGACCGAAGAGTTTCCTGAACATGACTTAACTCCTTGGGGTTTGATTCATCGCCCCAAGGAAGAAGTTTGCATATATGTTTGGTATGATGTTGAGGGGGATGAATTTGAAGTTCAAGAATTGTCAGATATTCTTAATGAAGGCGGATTAACTGAAGAAGAAGTTATGGCAATCATAACTGAATTGAATGAAACTTATTTTACCGAGGAATGATATGAACGATCAAGTAAAAGAACAAAAAGCAGAAGTAAAACAGAAACGAAAAGCAATTCAAATGACAAGTTCAGTTACGAATACTGGGCAAACTATTCTATTTGCATTATGTGATGACGGAACGATTTGGTTTATTCGACCCACTGTCGAAGAATCTAATTGGGTACAAACGAAAAAGATTCCTACTTGAGGTAATTATGAATAAAGATATTTTGTGGCAGATCGAAAACTATGGTTATTATTTAAATGATATGAGAAACGATGGATTCTCTCAGTTCGAAGTGAAAAAGAAACTATACAAAATATTGTGGGAGACTCAAAGACAACTCGATAAGTCTCCCACTTTTGTCGGTGAAGATGAATGGCTAAAAGAAAACAGTTAATCTGGCCAACGATCTTTGATTTCTTGAACTTTATCTAGCCAGACTTGCTTATCAATCTCACCTCTTTGATACTTAAAGAATAGTGGATCAGATTCTAACTGATATGCCTGAAGTCTCATTACGGAATAATCAGGAGGTGGAGGAGGATCAGCAGGTTCTGGAGTATTTCCTTCAGAAGTTTTAACATACTCCATTCCGTTCCACTCATAGCCATCAAGCCATTTTAAGTATCTCTGATAATCTGTATTCCCTTCATCTTTAGGGATTGTTGCATTATCGGCTAATCTGATAATGTAGTTTTCATGACCCAAAACATAGGTCGGAAATAGTTTGTACATAATTTATTCCTTTGATACCTTTCGTTTTTTAAAGTTCAGACTCTAAAACTATTCTATTACTCGGATTCCAATTTTGAAAATAGAAAACACTTGAAGAAGGATTTGCACCTACCGTCATATTATATCGAATCGTGTTAATGCTCGGAGTTACACTGAGAGTCAACCCATTCGAAGAACCCCAAGATCCTCCTGATGTAATCAGAGATGCTGTAGGAGTTGGCCTCATAGTAACAGGATATGCGGTAGTAAAGTAATATGTTACCGCAGAAGCAGACGGATATACGTTCGTATTTTGATAGACCAATATATTATCTCCTGAAGTTCCTATTTCTTGATAATATCTTTGACATAAAGCATACTCTGTCTGAACACCCCTCTGTTCGAATGCATGAAAATTGACATTATGATCAGGTAAAGCAGCTCCCTCTTCTGCGGTTAACGAAACCCCAGTTATTGCAACAATATTGTTTATTGCATTAAGAGCATTTACTTGTGCCGTACTAGCAAGAAACGTCCCAGTCTGCCAACCCCAACCCAGTTCGGCGGTGTTAGATGTTTGATAAGTCGTTCCGGATGCCAGGGTGAAAGCTAATTGCAATCCTATTCCTGTGGTTTTGTTCCAAGCTCCTCCTGCTGGCGCCGAATTTATTTTATCGACTTGAAAAGAAAATTGTTGCCAAGTATTGGCTGCGGTGACTATAAATCTAAAAACAATACAACGATCCCCATTCTCATTAAAAAGAGAAGCAGCATAGCTGCCAGTGACGGTTGCTTTAAACCAAAAAGTTAGCCTCATACTATTTTCGAAAAAATCCAATATATTGATTCCTTCAATTCTTTGTCTAATAGTGAATATATCAGTTGACGCAATACTCGTGTCAGCTCCTGTAACAGTAAGTCTTAGACTATTATTGAATGAAGTATTAGCTGGTCCATCAGAGGTCCACGCTACAGTAAATGTTGCTGAAGTGATATAATTCACTTTCCAACGATCTAATGTAGTCGTATTTGCTGCAGGATTAGTAAAAGTGGTACCTCTTTGAGATATATCCATTCTTCCATTAATAATCTTATTCTTAAATCCAGCCAAAGGACCATTGTTATAAGCGGAGGATCTCACAGGAGAACCCGTAGGCATTACTAATCCTCCAACTGAACTGAGAGTTCCTGCTGCGGATCCGGCGTTAACTTCGAAGTCAACATTAGCTGATGAAGCTATACTTAAATTTTCAAGAGTGATAGGCATTTTATTTCCTAAAATTAACCGTTATTCTGCACTAAATGTTATTCTAGCATCTGTACTTGTGCCGTCGACCATGTAAATGCCGCCAGTTACTGTTGCTGTAACATTGTAACGAAAAGCATTTTTAGACGCAGTTATATCAAAATTAGATACGTTCGTGAGTGCAAATCCCTGTACAGTCGTAACCGGATTCGTTCTCATGGTCGTTCTAAGTAAACCTGGAATATAATATGTTCCTGGAGCACTTGGAGCATACGATTTAAACGTAATCTTATTTCCTTGTCCAAATCCAGAGTATAGCTGATAGTATCTTTCACATAAAAACAATTCTAACGTTTCCAATCTTTGTTCAAAAGGAGTTGCTATATTCCCAACTTCCATTTGAACTCCAGTAATTGCAAAAATATTACCAACAGTATCCGCAACATTAACTTGCGCTGAAGTGCCGAGAAGGTTTCCTGTCTGCCATGCACCTGCTGTCGTTTGAAATGTTGTTCCCATCTTCTTGAACTGAAAATTTAAATACATATACCCTGTTGTCCAATCCCATGTTCCAGCAGTTATTAATCCACCGTGAACTGTTACGGATTTATATTCCCAAGTATTAGCAGTATTCACCGTATACTCTAAAACATAGGACCTGTCAGGAGTACCACCTGCACCGGCATTTCTGAGGGTTATACAATGTGTTCCTGTTTTTGCACTTCTCACCCAAAAAGAAATCGTAAAGGTTCTTCCAATCAAATCACGAACATTGTATCCTTCTAATGGCGTACTGAAAAAACCATAGTCTGTTGTTGATATACTAGCATCTGCTGTAGTAACTGTAGCTCTCAAACTGTAATAATTCGATGAAAGTGTGGTACTTGTTGGAACATCAGTGCTTTGCGTTACTGTAACCAAACTCGGCACTGATGAATCATTGGAAAAGATCCATCTATCTAAAGTATATCCGCTCGTATTTACGGCAATTGATGTTCCTCTTTGAGCAATGTTCATGCCTCCATTTATAATTTTATTTCTGAATCCCCCTAACTGACCATCATTAAAAGATGTTGATGTTATATTACTCTGTCCTGAGGTCCCAGAAATCCGAAGTGCTGAATTATATATTCTCATTCTCTCAACAGCATCGGACGCTTTGAATGATAGTGTTGAACTTGATGAAATTATTGTATCTGATATGGTAATAGGCATTTTATTTCCTCAAGTGAATAATTCCGAGGTAAAAGTTATAATAATTCCGAGTTAAAAGATATTCTAGAGCCAGCGCCCGAATTCTGAGCGAGCATAATATTACCGGCTGCGCTTGGTGTTACGTTTATTCGAAATGCTTGATAACTAGCTGATACGGAAAATCCATTAGGTTGAGCGGCTAAGTTTGCAAAATTCCAGGTTCCAGGTAATCCGGCGACTGGAGACCCCCTCATTGGTACAGGTAGCGAGTATGGAACATAATAAGTGTTGAGACTTGTATTATATTGATAGTAAATAAATTCGTTTTGAGCGGCAGTACCGACTTCTTGATAATATCTTTGGCAAAGTCTAAATTCTAGTCCTATTGGTCGATGTTCGAAGCTCGTTCTTCTATCACCTAATTCAAGTTGAACCCCAGTTAATCTGAAATCATTATTTACTGCATCGAAAAAGTTTAAATGTGTCGTTGAGCCTAAAAAATTTCCTGCTTGCCAAGAACCAAACGTCAAAGATTGATAAGTCGCACCAACCATCAAAGTGAAAAATAATAATAATCCAATACTAATACCATAATCCCAAGTTCCGTCTGTAGGTAATCCGCCTTGTACAGTTATGGTTCTTTGCTGCCAAGTATTCGCAACAGATACCAGATATGTACCTAAGTAAGTTCGATTGCCCGCGACATTTCTGAAAGAGACATTATAATTCCCCGTTTTACTGGATTTAACCCAAAAGGAAAGCGTAAATGTTTTTCCAACCAAATCACGAACGTCAAATCCTTCTATAGCATAGGCAATTCCTGCATAATCGGTTGAACCGACAGAGGTGTCTGCTGTATTAACTAATAACCCTAAACTATTTTGAAATTCATTAGTTGTTGGAACATCAGTTAATTGAGATACTGTACCTGCTCCAGCATTGTTCCTAGAAAAATACCATCTATCTATTGCATAATCAGATGTGGATGAAGTTCCTCTTTGAGCAATCTCCATTTTTCCATTAATAATTTTATTTCTATAACCACCCAAAGCTCCGTCATTGAAATTGTAGGCATTTATTCCAAATCCTGGCAGCATATTCAAACTAGTAGAAGTGAGGTTTGCAGCAGAAAAACCACTAGCTCCAAGAGTTATGTTTGCTGACGATCTTACATTCGTATTACCTATTGTAATCGGCATTTATTATTTTCCTCTAAAATAATCATATATTTATTGTTATTTATAATCACTCATAATTTTGACGCAGTGCAGCATAAATACCCTTTTTAAAGGAGTCTCCCATGAATCACGAAGCAATCATGAAAATGAAAGATTATTCAATTGATATAATTAACGCTAATGAAGTTATGGCTAAAGCCTCTCTTGATGCATTCCGTAAATTCGCAGGCCACGATTTTGCTACATATACAAGTGGAACATCATACATTGTTGCGGAACTATCAAGATATGCAAGAAAAGCCGTTGAGGACACAGCATCATTTATTGTACCAAAAACTGAAAAGTAAAATCAGTTACTTTCAACCAGTTGTGAAAAACGACTGGATAATCAAGTTTTCGGTTTTAAAAGAAACTGATATACTTTTGATCGTTGTCTCTCGACATACAGGGCAAACAATTATTCGGTATTTTTCCGATGAACAAGATGCAGTTGATTTTATTAATGTTATGATTTCCAAAAGTGCATTCGATTATCAGGTATAAATGGGCTGTCCTATTGCGATAGCCCATTTTCTTTGTTATTATATCGTCAAGGAGGTGATTTATGAAATCATTTAATCAGTGGAACTACGATACTATCTTTACCACAATTCGTCTTGTGGACAAAAATCCCCATGCTCATCCTGAGTATACACTTACAGTAATTGATTTCGAAAAGATCGAAAAGGATCTTATGAAAAGCAATTTCACTGAAGCAAAGCAAATCATTCAGAGGGTCAAATGAACATTCGAGCTAAAGCAATGTTATATACAGCACTAATCGTTTTGGTGCCGATTATTATATTTCTTCTTTTACTCGCAGCACCAAAAGAGATTGTCATTGCTGCAATCGTATTAGTCTTAGCAGTCTTTGCATATATCTTATATACAATCATTCATACGCATTTAGACTATAACGAACACATTAAACAGATGGACAAAATTCTATAAAGGAACTTATATGTTACGCCCACTTATCGTGGGTTTCCTATTCTGCCTAACAAGCACCATAGCCAACTCACAACCATTTACTGAAATTGAAAAAAAGATTCCTTGTGCATCAATTGAAGTTGTAATGACTGCACTCGCATCAAAAGATATTAATGAAAAGCCTATTTGGATTGGGGCTGATGACGGCAAGAAAAGCGAATATGCTCTTTTTGTAAATGAAAAGAAAAAGACATTCACTCTTATTCATTTTACAAATAAAGTTGCATGCATCATTGGTTTCGGAGAAAAGTCTACACTATTTGAACTCAAGGGCAACGGTACATGAATCACAATATTGAAGAGATCGCAATTCGGCATGGATTTAAATATCACGAAATGGTAGGAATAGGCTGGGCAAGCAATGATAAAGATGGATTGAATAAGTTTGCCCAAGCTATTATTAAAGAGTGTGCTACAATAGCAGCAAGTGTTCCTGCGCCGTACTCAGGTAAACATTACGAATCAGATTGTCATGCATGGGATAATGCATGCACAGAGGCATCAAATAGAATACGAAAACATTTTGGGATTTAAAAGATATTTCTACAGTTGTCGAAGTGATATCTTTTCATATTACTTGCTCCTCCCGATTTATTACAGTGAGGACAAGATATGATCTTTTTAGGAACCCCTCTTAAAGCTAAAGAAGTTCTTTCAGAAATTATTTTTTTAATTTCTTCTGAGTGAAAAGTTCCTAATCTATTTTTATTTCCCTTGCTAGAAGCGGATAATTTTTTTACTGTCTCGGAAGAAGGTTTTTTATGCTTTTTAATTCCTACTAATTCTCCACAAATAAATCTCGAATCATTTTTGGTTATGACGAATATATTTCCGTTTTTGTCTTTGGCACTAAACTTACCTTTCTTCGATGAAGAAATTTTTTGTCTTGTTTCTTCTGTTCTTTTACACGAATTGCCTTGACCACCTAAAGTTAAATTAT